GTCACACCTCCACCCTTTCGGGACCGCAATCAGAGCCGGAACACCCGGTTAACGCGGATTAAACGTGTAGATCGATAATACTTTCACATCCACGGTGTCAGGGAGAGTAGTGTTCCACTCCCATGTTTTTTCTGACCCCTTCCGGCCCACCAGTTTTTGGTGGGTGGTGCCGGAACCTACCTCACATGCCCACTTGACGAGTGATCGTCTAAGGGCGGGTGTGGATAGGATGGCACGTACGTCCGAAGACCGGACAACGTGTTGAGACTCACTTTCACCATCAGGCCCATGACGGGCGTAGATGGCGTAAGACGGGTAGAGATAGTCCCCCGGTAGGGGGACCTTGTGTCTCGGACTCGTCCATGAGTAGGTCTCAAATGTGTAGCCTCCGAACCCGCATAGCGCATGATTCCTCAACCGCGATAGTTTCCCATCGCAGTGAAGGTGTCCGTCGCCATAAGCCGCGGGTCCCCACTTCCGAACCGACTCTGGGATGTACTCCAGTACTAACTCGGCACGGGTGTGGTCGAACTGCCCAACGTAGTAGTTGTGCAGTGCGAAGAGGTCGGCCATGCGTAACGCTTTCTTAGCGTACCATGGTCGGATATCGATGCCGCAAAAGTAGTCAGCACCACACGATTCCCTAAACGGGCCCTTCCAGAACGACTTGGAAGGGTTGGGAGTAAACCCAAGATCGCGAAGAACCGCAACAAAAGACTCGGCGCACGCTGCAGGAATGATTATATCATCACCGTACGTGCGAATATCCCGAGTAGGCACCCCGTCTATCTCAGCCACAGTTGTGGCTATAGCGTAGAAGAGGGCCGTCTGTAGCGGAAATGTGAAACCATTGCCCATGGAGCTGAACATCTGCAGGTCAAACCGCTCACCCTCGTATGATACTGTGGGTGTGCGTCCTGCTTCGAGCAGCTCCAGCCAATCCCCTGAAAGGAGATGACGAACAAGTTCTAATGCTATGGTGTCACTGGCACTGCTGAGGTCGATGGTTGCTAGAGTCCCATCAATGGATCCGCGCCGCGCGAGCCGTTGGTTAGGCCCTTGCTTTGTGATATCCAAACCCCACGGCTTGATACGCCGCTCCATCACTCGGCCAAGACCCCGCTGGAACATAACGTTCAGCGAAGGCTCGACAACGATGGAGCGGTGCGTTAAAGCCGTTTTTGCGACGAAGCCCAGCTTACCGTCCCTGACAAGGGAACGGAGCTGCTTTACCTCACCAACGTACTC